ATTAATATTATTATACTTTAATCATATATTATATTTGTCTTATTGTCAAGGTGGCTAAGGTTAGTTAAATAATAGGCATTTATATTTGTTTGTTTTTATTTGGGTTTTTGGCGGTGGATAACTTATTCTAATTATTCTATTTATTACAATTATTCTCGTTATTTGTCAAGCCCGAAATAAATAATTGACAGAATGTTGGAAATGTGTTAAGGGGGTTATAACATGAAAAGTAAGGAATTGTCAAGTGTTAAATGGTATTTAGCCATAAGATTATACTATTATTTTATAGCTTTGTCAAATGTTAAATAAATTGTAATAATTTTTATTGGCTAATATTAGTGTTTATATCTCTTATTTATTCTTATTATTATTATTATTATTAAAAAAAGATATATAAAGAAATAAAGTATTAAAATATAAAAAAGGTTTTGACATAAAAAATCATAATAAGAATAAATCATAATATTTTTGTTATTTTGATTCATTGGGATATGTCGGACAAAATGGGGATTTGGTTTGTTGTTGTTTGACATAATATGGAGGTCTGTTATAATAATAATATGATCACAAAAAGGAGAGACAAATTTAAAGTCTTGGCGCCGGCTGTATTGCCGGCCTTTTTTATTTGTGTTTAATATTAATTAAAAATTAAATAATAAGTTAGTGTTTGATACTCTTGCCTGTTGTAGAATTGTTTAGAATCGCTTGTGTGGCTTTGCTTTATGGGCTAAGTATTAAAAATTATACTTATTTAAGATATATGGCTAAAATAAAAGACAAAGGAGGCAGGCCGCTTAAATTTAAAAATGTTAAAGAATTAGAGGATAAAATTGCGGAGTATTTTAGGATAACACCTGATAAAGAGCAGATTATAACAGGGTTAGCTGTTTATTTGGACACAAGCAGAGAAACATTAATCAATTATCAGAATAGAGAGCGGTTTTATTACGCTATAAACAGAGCGAAGGATAGAATTCAAGCAAGTTATGAGAGAAGTTTAAGAAATAGAGGTAATTCAGGGGATATTTTTGCATTAAAGAATTTTGGGTGGACTGATAAACAAGAAACAGATCTAAATGTTAAGGGCAATTTGGACTTGGGCAAGGCATTCAAAGATGCTGAATAATGGCTAGGGTTAGTTAATTTTATACATATACTTCTATTAATGTATATTATGCGAAGTATATTTGTGAGGCCGTTAACTAAACATCATTGGCTAAAGTTGGCTAACATTAAATAAAAAACCATTTAGCGACCCCCACATATAGACCCCCACCCCTTATATATAACATCCCAAAATCCCTAGCGCATATTTTTACAATTCTTGACAATAATTAAAAATCATTTCATAATATGCCTTCAAGAGAAGAAGTACTAAAGGGAAAGATGCCTTTATGGGCAAAAAACCCTATTCTATTTATCGATGATATGTGGAATCTAGTTCCACAGCCAGTAAAGCCCGAGTTTAAGATAGCAGTTGATATTTTAGTAGAGGATTGCGATTTTCAACCCATAAAAGCAGAATGGTTCGAGCCTTTTCAGAAAGGATTGCATATTACATGGCAGCAATGGCTCATACTTTTATCCGTAAAGGCGGCCATAGACGGCAAAAAGGAAAAGCGAATCTCGATAGCATCAGCTCATGGCATTGGAAAAAGTTGTAGTATCAGTTGGCTATTAATTTGGTATTTGTTTTCACATTTTGAGGCGCAAGTTGCATGCACAGCGCCCACATCAAAGCAATTAAAGGATGTATTGTGGAAAGAGATAGCAAAATGGATTTCGAGAATGCCGGAAGGATGGCAGGAGAAATTTGATTGGCAGTCTGACTATGTGAGAATGGTTGATAACCCGGAAACATGGTTTGCCAGTGCTAGAACGTCAAGGAAAGATAGCACAGAAGCGTTGGCTGGAGTTCATGGTGATCATGTTATGATAATTGCTGATGAGGCATCGGGTGTAGAACAGGAAATATTTAATACGATGGAAGGTTCGTTGACGGAAAAAGACATTTTGGTTCTTTTAATTTCAAATCCTACTAGATTGAATGGATATTTTTATGATAGTCATCATGAAATGAAACATAGGTGGCAGACATTGCAGTTTGATAATCTTTCTTCACCGGTTGTTAAGGATGATTATGCTCAAGGGATAATAGATCAGCATGGTGAGAACAGTGATGAATATAAAATTCGTGTGTTGGGAAAATTTCCTAATGAGGATTCTGTTGATAAAAGTGGTTATATCGCCTTGTTGAATAAATCTGATGTTAAAGAGATAGAAGATGATGGTAGTAATATTTTTTATAAGCCAAGGCTGGGGATCGATCCTGCTGGAGGAGGTAAAGATAAAACAGCTTGGATATTAAGAGATAATTTTAGAGCAAAAATTGTGTTGGAGGAGGCAATATCAAATCCTAAGAAAATAGTTGATAGGACTATGGGATTGATAGAAAAATATAATATCCCGGAAGAGAATATTGATCTTGATATGTTTGGTACTGGAGCAGAAGTTGCTAAGGAATTTGCGTTACAGGGTTATAACGTCTGTACGCACAATGTTGGTGATAAGTCTGACAGAAAAAAGGATCAGGAAAGATTTTTAAATAAAAGAGCATGCTGGTTTTTCAGGATGAGGGCATGGTTAAGGCAAGGGGGCGAATTAGTGAGGCATAAGGAATGGAGTGCGCAGGCATTGTCGCTTCGTTATCGTCGGACTACCGGAAGCGAAAAGATACAGATAATGTCTAAAAGAGATATGAAGAAAGATGGTTATTATAGTCCTGACCATTTTGACGCTTTGATGTTAACATTTTCAAAAATGGAAAACGCTTTGCCGTTGCAGACAATTACGCCGAGTACGATTTTAGATAATAAAAGGGAAAAAGCGAAAGTAGTTTCACATAGTAAAAATAATAGTGATAAACATTCAGCTATATAAATATATGTCAGAAACAAAAACGAAATCTCCTGGTGTAAAGGAGCAGGAAGATTTAAAAGACAAAAAACAATGGACACCGGATAAGAAACAAAATGAATTTTATAAGTATTTTATTACGAAATTTCAGAGTGCGAAGATGGAACGTAATAAAGTAAGACCGGAGTTTGATGAATTAACCTATGAGGTTGATTATGAATTGAATAAACGAGCTGCTAATTCTTATTTGGCGCCAAAACAAAATGATGATGAGGTGAGGATAAATACTGGTACTACGGAAAAGAAGATTGAAGTCATTATTAATGAGTTATTGACGATGAACTTGCAACCGGAAGTTATGGCCTTTGATAAGGATGATAATGAACTTAAAAATTTAGGGCAAGATTTTAGTGATATAGTTGATAGGACAAATCAAATAGAAAGAGACGAGGATTTTTGGCAAGCGTTTATCCGAGAGATGCTAGTGCAGAGAGCGGTATTTGTGGAAGAAGTTGATGATAATTATACCATTACAAATCGTGGTGTTACGAAGATGAGTAATCCGGACAAAAAAATCCCTAAAACAAACAAAAAAACAAAACTGCACATGGCTAAGAAAAAACTATTATCGGGATTGCAGGTTTATTTGGGTGATATTAATTTGCCACCGCATAAATTTCAGGAACAACCATATTTAATAAAATATTATAGAATTCCATATCAAACTGCTAAGGCGAAATATAAAGATTGGAAGAATTGGCAATATGTTAAGCCTGGTGCTGCTAAAGTAGATCAACCTTACGGCTATAGGATGAATAGTATTAGTAGTGATGAAGTGGAGGAAATACATTATCTTGATCCTTATAATGATGAATTCATGATTACCTTAAATGGGGTAATGATGTTTGACGATAGCGTGCCATTGCCGTATGAGGTTACGGAAACTAGAAGATATAATATGATTATGGTTGGCCTGAAGGAAATGGGTATTGATTTTGCATATTATAAATGTTTAGTGGCAAGCGCAAAGACATTACAAGGCCTTGATAATGAAATGATTAGGCTAATGGTAAGAAAATGGAGACAGATTTTAGAACCACCAATGGGAAGTACAAGTTCGAAGATCTATTCAAAGGATATTTGGACAGCTGGAGCGGTAACTTATGGTATGGATAGCAAGGATACTATATTTCCGTTGAATGCAAATAATCAAGGGATTACTTCAGGGGAGTTCAATATGTACAATCTTATTGGACAAAAGACTGAAGAATTTATTGGCGCCGGTAATGTTTCGCAGGGGATAGAAGCCAAGGGCGAGCAGACAGCTACGGAAGTTTTGAATCAACAAAGACAATTTATAAAACAATTAGGTTTGGCAGTGATGGCGTTTATGAAGGCTAAACGTGATTTAACATATTTGAGATTATATAATTTATTGGAAAATTTTACATCTTCTGTCGGTGGTAAATATAATCCGATAACAGAGGAAGTAGATAAGTTATATCAAAAGTTTACAATTAATGATGCTAGTTTTAATGATGGTAAGCGTGGTAAAAAGATAGTGCAATTTATGGATAGGGATTTAGAGGAAGTTGAGAAAGAAGCAATGTTTGACATGGAGTTAGCAGAAGAGCAAGCAGGTAGGCCAACAAGATTGAGGATAGTAAATGTTAAAAAGTTAAGAGTATTGCCGTTATTATGGTTTGTAGTTGTTAATCAAAGGGAGAGAGAAGGGACAGCTTTAAGTAAAGTCATGTTTAAAGATAAATTTACCCAGGCTGTTGGTATATCAGAGGTTACTGGCCGACAGATAAATGCTGATAAATTTATTGAAGAGTATGAACTTACCTGGCAGATAAAAGATGTATTTCAAAAAACACCTGTTGGGCAAGAGCAAACAGCCGGGGCAGAAGCGGAAGCTGAAGGTGGTCAAATTATGAAAGATATTGATAGGATTGCCGGGCAAACAAAAACTGGAGATCAGGTTGAAGAAGGAATAGCTGCCGAGAGAGGCAATAAACCTAGTCTTAATACTTTAGAAGGACAAGTATGATCGAATGGTTTAGAACAAATAAATCATTAAGAAGAGAAAATAAGCATTTGCAAAAAGATGTTGATGATTTAGAAGTCGCTTATTTGAGAATTGTTGGTAAGTCTGCGCCGGAGGTAATTGTTAGTCAAATAATGAGACGTGGTATTGCTTGGTTTGATTATACTAAAATGGAACAGAATGATTGGCGATTATATTATAATGATGCGCAAGCTGCTTTAAAAAATAAGACATTACAAAATGAAATAAAACATTTTGTGGCTGATATAGTTGAACATATTGCGAGAAGAAGTAAAAGCTTTAAAGAGATAGAAAATTTGAGGATGCATATTTCTGCTTATGAATTATTAAAAGAGAGATTAGAGGGGATAGAAAATCCTGATAAAGAAATCAGTAAGAAAAATTTACATAGTGCAATTTAAAAATTAATTACCCACAGCTGTACGCTAGGGCTTGCAAGACTAGCTAGGGAGATGGGTACCAAAAAAATGACAGAGAAAGTCATCCTTGAGGATGGTAGTGAGAAAGAAATTCCCACTGACAAAGAACTCAAGGATTTACAAGCTGGCCATGATGCTAATAAGGATAAAAGGTCTGTTGTTCAAGAGTTTAAAAAAGTTCGTGAAGATTTAGGAGTAAAAGATGGAGAAAATCTAAGCGACAAAATTAAACAAATGCAAGAGGAACAGAATCCTAATTGGCAGAAAGCTAGACAAAAAATTAGTTTAATGGAGAAAGCGTTGGAAGAGAAAGGTATAAAAGTAAAAGATGATGGTGCGATAGCAACAGGAACTGAATTTTCTAAAGAGGAAATAACCAAAACAACCCAAAACTTAGTTGATGAAGGATTTGCTAGGGAAAAAAAGAATGAAGCTCTTTCACAATTTAATAGTGAGGAGAGGAAATCGGTCGAACCTTTGCTTGATAAAATGATGTTGCTTGGTGGTACGTTGCAAGAGAATGTGGAAATTGTATCTGCCAAATTATTTCCTGACAGGGAAGTTGATTCAGTGAAAAATGCTTTTAATTCTGCTAATGGTAATCCACCTAAGCAAACAGCAAGCGGTGATATTGATCCTGAATTTGCAAGTAAATTTGGTGTTACAGAAGAAGATATTAATAAATCTAAATAAAATTTATGAGTCAAGATGCAATATTAAGAGAAGATGGCAGTGATGAAAAAAGTTCATCTTCCACAACTTCTGAACCATTAAAAGTAGAAAAGGTTGAAATAGAAAAATCTAAATTGGATTTATTGTTAGATAGGGTTGCTAGATTGGAAAGTGCTGCTGATAAATCAGGTTTGGCTAGATATGATGGTATGAATAAGGAGAAGTTGAAAAGGCTTATCAAGTTATGCTCTTTTAATGGCAAGGTTGTCATTAGTTGGGGTAGCATGGTGAAAGATATTGTTGAGAAGGATCCGAAAGGATATTGGTTCGAAGATCAGATAGTTGAAATTACTCTTGAAGATGATACCAAAGAAAAAATGCCTTATGTTATTTTTTCAAGGCGTTATCAGAAAATACCAGCGGTAATATTAAGTGAAAAGAAAGTTGATGATGAAGTTATTTTTGAAGTAGAAACTTTAGGTGAAGGCAAGAAATATACTATTAATAAAAAGTTTGTTAATTAGAATTTTTATAATGTCCGGTGTTCCTCGTATTATTGTTTTTCGGAATGCCGGACTATGGTAATTAATTTAATTTAAAATTTATGTGGATAGGTGAAAAAAAAATTAAGGGTACATTGAATCAGCCTAATGGAATGATAAAAATTGGTTTTAAAGACAATGTTCCTGACATAATTATTAATAAGAATTTGTTTGATGATATAAAAAGTAATGAGAAAAGAAAAGGTGATGTTACTGATTGTGTTAGTCATGTATTAGCTACAAAGTTTTTAATGGAGATGTCTGATTATGGCCTTCGTTATTATATGATTATGGGGGTTACACAGAGAATGACAAATTTATCAGAAAATTTAAGAGAAGATTTGATTAGAAAAACATTTGATTGTAGTGGTTCTCATGATCTTGAAATTAAAAAATTGTTAGGGAATAATGAAAAAGAAAGTTAAAAAAATTGCAATTTGTTTAGCTCATAATTATCAATCGTTTGATAAGAATTTTGTAATGAGTTTATTGCAAATGCAACATTATTTTCTTGATTGGGAGAGAATATCTAAAACTGATTATTTATTAAGTATTATAGTTCAGGGTGGTTATCAGCTTGATTGGATGAGAAATGAGGTTACTGAAAGGGCTTTAGAGGAACATGATATATTGCTTTATCTTGATACTGATATGAGTTTTCCGATTGATACTATTCCAAGAATGTTGTTGGTTTTAGAAAGTAATCTTAAACATAATGCTGTTACCGGGGTTTATACTCATAAGACACCACCTTATGCTCCCCAATTATTTTTAAATTGGGATAAAAAATCAAAATCTTATAATGCTATTAGAGATGGATTTCCGATGAAACGACCATTTTCGTTGGAAGCTAGTGGTGCAGGGATATTAATGGTTAAGAAAGAAGTTTTTAAAAATAAAAAAAGGCCTTGGTTTAAAATGGTAATGGCTGGAGAAAGGAAAGATTTGCCAAGTGGCTTAGGCGAAGATTTATATTTTTTTAAATATTTAAAACCGAAATTGTTATGTGATCCTAAAATTATTTGTGATCATTTTGGAATACAATCAGCTAATTTACAAAATTATATAGAATTTAATAATGCTAGTTTAAAAACAGGAGTAATTAAATTAACAAAAAAGAAACTTAATAATATAGAGAAGATGATGGGCAAAACGCCGATATTACGTGAATAAATAATATTAAGAAATTAATATATTTCACAGGTTTGTAATCCTGTTGTATAAAAAATATTAATCAGAGAAAAAACTCTAGTAAAAAATCCACTTAACTACAAGGAGAGAACCTTGAAAAAACTCTAAGTTGGCTTAATTAAAAACTAAGTCAAAAAAAATGGCAAATAGACCAATAAAAGGGAAATGGATAGTTAAATTTCGCCCGAAAACTGCGTCTGTAACTTTCACTATTTTTGATATGGCACAAATGACTTCTGGTTATTTAGCTACAGCTACTGCTGGATCAACCGATAATCTTGGTTTGATTATGACAGCAGTAACATCAGGTGATTCTGATTTTGCTTCTATTACAGAAGTTCCAGTAGCCGTACCAGTAGAAAGAACAGCAGAGTTTGAAATGGCAGTTACAGGAAGCCTTGCTACCACCGATATAGGTGCTGGCATGGATCTATCTACAGCCGGCTTAGTCAATAAAGCAGGAACAACTTATTTGGTAGCGACTTGCACTGGTTATATTTCTACTGCACGAGGTAAATTTAAACTTACTGCGTCTGAAGATTATAATCATAAACCATAATTAACTAACTTGAAAACAAAATGGAACTAAATACAGTAACATTAGGCGATTTTGTAAAACTCGCCGATGTTCTTTGGGAAAAGGGCTTTCAGTCCATTGACCAAAGTATGAGGAATTCCGGTTTGGTCAAGGTAGTTAATATACCTGCAAACACTGGTAACACCAGGGAATTCAGTGAAATAGATTTGCAAGAGTATGCAAAACTTAAAACTGAATCTGACCAAGCCGAGAGAGCTCAAGTCCAACAGGGTTGGACTAAGACTATGACACAGAAACGTGTCGCTCTCGATATTGGCATTTCTTATGAAATGCGAACAATGAATAAGTATCCGGAAGTTGTTTCTAAACTAACCGGTTCTGGCAGAACTGTCGGAAATAGAATGGATCTTGATTTATCACATAGGATTACTTTTGCTGCTTCCACGTCTTATACAAATATGGATGGAAAAACTGTTACCACCACTACTGGTGAGTCAACAGCTACGGCATTAGCTGATTCTACGCATGATTTGAGAGGTTCAGCTACTACTTATAGAAATATTTTAGCGAATAATCCAAGATTATCGAAAGGTGCATTAGAAGGTATGGAGAGATTGATTGTTGAGGAAACTTACAATCAGTTTGGAGAACAAATGCAAATGCCGTTTGATATTCTTTTCACCACGAATGATTCTAATACCGTAAATACAGCTAGGGAATATTTACAGAGTACTGCTGATGTAGGAGGCGCTAACAGTGGGGTTGTTAATGTTTATGCTTCAAAGTATAGGCATGTAGTTTTACCTCGTCTTATGTTAGATGCCAATGGCGCATCATCCAGTTCTTATAGATATTACTGGGGATTAGCTTCTTCAGTTTATTCTTCTTTGTATTTAGGTATATGGGAAGAACCTCGTCTTTTAAATCCTATAGAACTTGGCAAAGAGTCTGATGAAGATTGGGATTTTGGTGTACGTGGCGGTTATGGGATTGTAACTGTCAGTGCTGCTTGGATTAAAATATCCAAAGGTGATGGAACTGAGTAAAAACAAAAATTTATTAATTGTTTATGGCCTATAATAAAGGTTGGTGGTGGGGCTATAAATATAACTTATAATTTATGGCAAATTGGAATAAAAATAGTGGATACGGTGCCGGGTTAGCTGCTTTTGCTAGAACTATTGTTCCTACTTTTGGGAATATCTTAGTTCTAATGAATAGTGGTAACTCTGACGAAGCCAACTATCATCACATGCAAGAGGTAATGACCCCAGACCCAGATGGTTTGGTTCGGTTCTATACTTCGCTTGCAACTGCTTATGCTGCTGCTGAAAGCAACAACAATGACATGATTCTAATTGATGCTAACAGCCAACATAATCATTTGGGCGAGTTAGCTGTTTCTAATAGCAGAACTCATTTTGTAGGTATGGATGGTGGTGGTCGCTTAAAAGGGCAGGGTGCAAGGGTTTCTAGCACCGCTGGTACTGCAGCCGTATCAGTTCTACACGTATCCGGCACTCGCAACACTTTTCGCAACATAAAATTCATCCAGAGTGATGATGACTCAACTTCATTAAATGTTCTTAAAGAAAGTGGAGAAAGTTCACTTTATAAGAGTGGTCAGTTTATGCACGGTGATGCTATTCAAATGGCTAGTCTAACTATGTATGACATTTTTATGTCAGGTGATTCAACAGAGTTTCATGATTGTACAATAGGTCAATGTACATTAGCTAGAACAGCTGGTGGAGCAGGAGTAGCATTCGATACTGTTACGGCAGCAGCTAAATCTACGATATGGAAAGATTGTGTCTTTAATGTTATGACAAGTTCTGCTGATTATGAATTTATCAGAGTTGTGTCTACTGCTGACCTAGCTTTCGAGCATCTCTTTATTAACCCAGTATTTTTAGCAGCTATTAGTTCTACTGGTTCTATGATTACCGTTGACGCTGCTGTTCAATCGGCGTCAGGATTAGTTGCTGGTAATATGTTAATGGTGAATCCTTCTACTAATGCTACAAGACTTGGACAAGCATCTGATAATGACAACATCAAAATGGTTGGTGTTGATGGTGAAACAACCAAGGTTGGTATTGGATTAGCAGCAACATAATAAACTAACTTTCTTTTTATGAATAAAAAAATTGAAAAAAAGACTGTTAGTAAAACAGTCAAACCAAAAGGAAAAATAACATCTAAGATGATTACTTGTCCTGACGGTGAACAACGAATTGAAATGACCATGCCAGATGGAAGTAAGATTTTAGGAATTGTATAGATTGGATATAGGCGGCGTGATTATTAAAAAGTCGCGCCTCCGATTAACTTATTTATATGGATGCAGAAAAACAATTACAAAAAATGTCAGATGAACATCGTAAGCAATCAGGTTTTATAGAGAATGATGCTCCACCAACACCGCAGGCATATGAGGAAAAAAAAGATCAATATGATACATTAGCTAAAAGAGTTGAAAGTAGTAAAAGTAATTATGAATGGTTACGTAAAAAAGCTCGGGATAAAATAAAAAAAGAACCAGAAAAGAAAAAACCAATTATTGAGATTGCTCAAGGAAAAAGTTTAGGAATGAAAGCGTATGGTTGGTCTAAAAAATTTAGTGATAATTATAATAAAATATTTAATAATTTAATATAAAAAAATATGAGACAAACACAAGATCCAATAGCCTTGCTTGAAAGCACGAAGTTATTGGAAGCTGCCTTCATTGCGGCTGCTACTGACATTGTTACTTGTGCTGGTAATGGATGGGTTACTGGCGATAAGTTATATACAACAACTTCTGGTGCTGATTTACCGGCAGGTTTAGCAATTAGCACTCCTTATTATTGGGTTAGAATTGATGCTGATACTGGTTATTTTAATTCAAAGCCTGGAGATAGCTCTGCTGATAGGGTTGATATTACAGATGCTGGAACCGGGACACATACTCTTCATTTAAAAAGTAGGATAATTGATGTTGAAGATTTTAAAAATATTCAGTTATCATTATACACTGCTAGTTCAGCAAATTTTACTTCCAATGTCCAGGGTTCAGCTCAAGTTGATGTTGACTTTGAAGCAGCTGCTAGTGCCACTAATAGATGGGACTATATTCAGATGGTTGATTTAGAAGATGGGAGTACTGTTGATGGTGATACTGGTTTCGCTCCTGCTGGGACTGATGATAATAGAGAATTTGAAGTTAATGTGAATGGATTAAAGTGGGTATGTATTGATATAAGTGCATGGACTGCAGGTACTCTTGATGCTAGAGTTATTTCTTATAGTGATTAATTTTAAAATATAAAAATATGAAAAAGATACTAATTTATTTTATAGTAGCGATTGTTTCTTTCGCTATGGGATATTATTTAACACCGTTGTTGATGGGGTCTAGAACAGTTAACCCTATTTGGAATGAGTCAGAATTGGATGTTAGAATTGAGACAGATGATTTTGCAAATGCTACTAATACAATAGTGTCAGTGGCTAATCCTTTCACTGCGACTGCTACTGTTGATTTATTTATTTTATTGCAAGATGGCGCAGCTACTTCAAGCTATACTATAAATTGTGGTACTTCCACATCAGCGTATGGCTCTACTGTTGCACCGACTGACAGATTAATAGATGGTTTTCCTATTAATACATCTACTGTTTTGAATTATGTTACGAATGGTGATGAAAATGCTGGCACGAATGCTAAAGGACAAATACAGGTTGGTGATAATGAATATATTACTTGCTTATTAACAGCAGAAGGAGATGAACATTTCGGGGTGCATAGTGGTAATAATACTTTTACTGGTAGTTGGTTGATAAGATTTTTAGAATTAATACAATAATTAAAAATATATGGCCACAATTACTAAATTAAGAGAAAAGCAAGAAAGACTTTCTAATTCTGTTAATACTTATAAAAAGAAAATTGAGAAGATAGTTGTAGAAGTAAAGCAACTTGAAAAAAAGGAAAGCAAATTAGGGAGTGTAGTAAAATCATTGGAAAGTGAGAAAGATGCTATTACTGAAGATATAAAGAAATTAGCTGAAAACAAGAATCTATTAGGTAAAGATATTGATGGAGAGCAAAAAGAATTAGATGATATTTTAAGTATTATTGAAGAACGTGATAGTGCTAAAGAATTGTTAGATCAGGATATTATTGACTTGCAAAATAAGAAAATTAAACTTCAATCATCGTTAGCGATTGATGAAGATCTTGCTGTTAAAAAATTGCAAAGTAAGCTTGATAAATTAGAGGAAGAAAGAAAAGCTTTGTTGGAAGGTAATAAAAATATTCAAGAAGGTAATGATAAATTGAATATTGAAAAAGAAAAATTAGAGAAAGAGTTGGAACCTATTAAAAAAGATATAGATAATGGATTAGAAGAATTGAACATGCAAAAGAACGCAGTGCAATCAGAACAAACAAAATTGAGAGAGTCAAAAGAGAAAAGAGAAAAATCAGAAATTGAATTAGTGAAAGTAAATAATAGTATAGTAGATCTTAAAAAAGATAATGAAAAGTTTGTTAAAAATTTAAAGATAGAAAAAGACAATATTGATAAATTGATTAGTAAACAAATAACTTTTAGAAAACAAAAACAAGAATTTAGTGAAGCAAAAGAGGAGTTAAGAACAGAATATCAAAAAGCTGGGATTGAATTGCCGGCAATATTATCTTAATAATAATAATATGAACAAATTAACAAAAATTATTGGAGCATTTATTATATTGGGTGTTATTGTCGCATTATTTTTTTCCGTTTCTTGTTATAAAATAGTTACTGAACAGCCGGTTGGACATAGGACTTCTAACTTTTGGAAAACAGTAAGTGGTAAATTGCAGACTGTAAATGACAGAGCTGTAAAAGTAACCGGTGATCTTGAGTTTATGGATGAGATAAAACCTGATGGATTGTTATGTTCTAATGGACAAATATTAAAGAAAACAGGAGCAGATAATTGGGATTGTTCTGCTGATGCAAGCGGATCAGTTACTTATTTATCAGATATTGGAGATGTATCAACCACAACCCTAGCGCAAGGCTACACCTTAGCTTATGACGGCACTAATTGGACTTCTACTTCTTCTTTGTTTGTTGATAGTAACGGCTATGTTGGGATTGCTACAACTGTCCCAGCTTATGAACTTGATGTAAATGGAGATACAAATGTTACAGGAACAACAAC